CGTCCTTGTAGAGTTAGTTCCATACCGTTTCTATCACCGTACGCAGCACCAGAAGTGTTAGTACCAGCAGATAGAACTGCACCTCTTTCTAGACCAACAGTCCAGAACTTACCGTTACCGTCTTTTACGATAACAAGAAGCTCTTGGTTTTGAGCTAGAAGTTGAAGTTGATTTCTCTTAGCAGCTTCCATTTTGTTGAAAACCATAGTCAACTCTTGAGTGTAGAACACAGTTCCGTTCTCAGTAGAAGCGTTTACAGTTTCAGTGAATGAAGCAGTCTGCTTAGGGAACTCAAACTTGAAGAAAGTAGGAGCAGAACCACCAACAGTGATTGCAGAAATCAAACCAGCAGTTTCAGTGAAACCGTCTACTGGTCCGTTTGCGATGTAAGCGTATAGAACACCACCCTGAGAATCGCGGCAGTCTAGAGAGATACCAGATGAGATATTACAAGCCATAATATATTGATTCTATTTTTAGTTTTGGGTTGAAGAGGGGTCACCGAAGTGACCCTCTCAATTGGGTTCTAGTTATTACGCTAGATCGTTAGTTGCGAACTGGTCAACTTGGTGTACAGCAACACCTAGTCTCCAGTAAGCTCTTACTTTTACAACGTCGTCAGCTGGAGCGTAGAACATTCCGAATGAAGACATGTCGTCAGTAAGACCAGTACCTGCAACGATGAACTCAGCAGGACCTGCAGCAACGTAGTTAGAACCAGTCAAACCTGAAGACTTTACGATCTTACAGTTTGTACCTGGAAGCTCAACGATCTCGTTACCTGATACAGAGTTGAAGTGGTAAAGGTTAGCAGCAACAAGAGCTCTAGAAAGAGTTCTGTAGTTAGCTGGAGAAACGATCATGATCAAGTCAGAACGATCTTTTACAGCCTCACCGATTGAATCATAAAGATCCAAAGCTTGGTCTACAGCGTTAGACAAAGTCCAAGCAGCAGCACCAGCAGGTACAGTTGCACCAGCAGCACCAGTGATTTGTGCTTTGATACCAGATACAGTACCGTCACCGTTGATCAAGAAACCTTCGTTGTAGTTCTTGATTTTAGCGATGTAGTAAGAAGCGATAACTTCCTCGAAAGGAACTTCTTCGCCACCTGCGATTGCAGATGGAGACATTTTGTAAGAAAGGTAGTACTCTCTTAGGTCAGTAGGACAAACTTCCATTTTCACTTGCTTGTCAACGATAGTGATGTTGACTTGTGAGAAGTTGATGTCACCTGAAGGAGTGAAGCCACATGAACGGTCTGATACGTTCAAGTCTCCATCCATCAAGTTGATAGCTACAGTACCAGCTGAAAGGCCAGTACGAACGTTGATCTGACCCATCAGGTCAGTTGTCAACACTGCTTTTGAGATGAGCTCGAAAGAAAGCTCGTCAGTGTAAGCAGATAGGGCGGTCAAATCGAATGCCATAGTTTCTAAATTCTATTTTTATCTTTTGTTTCTGATTGAGACAAGAGCATCAAACCTTGTTTGTTGTAGGTCTTTAGCCTTCTTGTTTTCTTCTTTGAAGTTGTTGCGAACTGGCGTAGCTGCTGGCTCATTTGAGAACTTCTGGAACTTACCAGAAAGAGCCTCTAACTGTGCTTTCAACGCTTCTACTTCTTCTAGGACAGGAGCGATAGCTTCGACTACTGCTGCAACGATCTCTTCAGTTACTGGAGCGATGGTTTCAGGTACGTCTTCTACTACTACTTCTTCTAGAGTTTCTTCTGCTACTGGAGCCTCTGCTGGTGCAGCTTCCTCTTCAGTAGACTCTTCTTCGATAGCTGTGATGACACCAGCGGCGTCAACGTACAGTTTTCTACCGTCTTCCAAAAGGTGTTCACCTTCTGGAGCTGGAACGAAGGTACCGTCTTCTTGAACAACGTGAAGTGTCGCACCAACTTCGAAATCTGTGTCAACGTGAACTGGTGTTCCGTCTGCAAGATTCGCTGTCGCTTCGAACTTCTCAATGCCAAGTAGGACCTTGATCTTCTTGATAGCCTCTGTTGAAGTCATATTGTACAATCTATTTTTAGTGTTGG